AGACTTCCTCTCTTTGTATTTAAGGGACAGAGGTGGTGATTTCTTTATTAAGTATAATGACGGAACAAGTAATCATTTCATAAAGTGGCTGCCATACGAAGATATCATTCTTTATGATAATACTGATTCTATTCTTATTCCAAGCAAGTTTAGTATTACAGATGATCCTAACCTTGATTCTATGGTTTCAGGGACCGAGACATCTGGCGGTACAAAGAGTTCTAGTAGTGGAGAGGCAACTCTCACAGATAGTGCAGCTGATTTTAGTGACGTAAGCCCTGGTGATATTGTTCATAATACCACAGACAGTTCTTCTGGTGTGGTAGTGAGTAAAACATCATCTACCGTACTGGTTACTGCACTCTTCCCAGATGATCCTAGTGCTACTACAGACAGTGATTGGGATGCAAGCGATGCTTACGTCATACAGCCACAGGGAAGGTTTAGGGTAGTCCTAGACCCTCCCCCAAGTACGGCAGGGCACACAATAACTTTTTATTACGTGCAAAAGCCATCTCCTGTATATTCTAACTTTGGTACGTTTAGATATCCACAGCACCTTGATTTAGCTACGGTTAAATATGCTGCGTGGTTGCTTAAATACAAAGACAGGGAACCTAGTTTTGCTGACAGGCTGTATCAGTTGGCTGAGATGGAAATGAGAAGAGGCAAGCATGGTGTTGATAGGGCGCTTGTTAGAAATAAGGTTAGAGTTAACATGTTAGCTAGGGATTAATAATGGCAAAGACAACATCAAAGGGAACAAAGAAAAACACAGACAAAGAACTAAAACCATTTGAAGTTGGACTAACAGGGAGGCTTCTTACCTCTGTAAATTCAGCACGTATTGTAACTGGTACAAAAAGTGGCAAAATAGGACAGGCTGAAGCCGTTATAGATAACTATAAGAGCTTAAAAAATATTCGTTATACAGATAATGGTATTCGCGGTATAAGGGGAATGACCAAGATAAACTCAACTGCCCTGTCTTCCCATCCAAAGATAAAACATATACATCAATTTGAAAAATCACAACCAGCCGAGAACCATGTATTGGTACAGGCTTATAATAGCGGCGGAACAGAATCTAAGGTGTTTAGAAACGACACAGCCATTCCAGGTACTGGCGATTTTAACGGAACAGCACTACATACAGATGCGTCTGGCGCTGGTAAGGGCCAGTTCTCTAATTGTTATCTTGGGAGACTTGTTTATTGTAATGGTGCAGAGACGATGGTATGGGGTGGTGATAAGGCAAGGATATCAAACTTTACTGTTTATGATCCTAATGGTACGTTCTTGTATGATTATACCGAACAAGTCCAGAATACATTGTCAGATTCAGCTAATGTGGCCACGTTAAAACAGGTATCTGGTATAGGTAGCGAGACTAAATTGCTATTACATTGTGACGGAACAGATGAATCCACAACAATAACAGACAGTTCTCCGACTACAGCCCATACAATGACGGCGGTTGGTAATGCAAAACTTGACACAACTATAAAGAAGTTTGGCACGGCAAGTCTTCAGCTGGACGGAACTGGTGATTGGGTTACAGCTCCAGATGATGCCGATTTTGTTTTATCTGGGGGTACTTGGACATGGGAAGGATGGGTCTATTTAAACAATCTAAGCGCGGATCATGGCCTTTATTCTCAAGCAAAAAGCGGGGCAACTTCAGACTACGTACGTGCATATATAGATACGAATGGGGCTGTTAGTCTTGAGGTAAAAGAGACAACGGCTGCAACAGGAACAGTTACACTTAATTCAGGAGCGGCTGGTTCTGTAGATGACATAACGGTTAATAGTGTATCTGTAATGTCTGGCGCTGAGGCTTTCGATACAGACCTTAGTACTACAGCTACGAATGTGGCAGCTAATATAACAGCAAATACATCAACTCCTAATTATACAGCAGCTGCAGTTGGTGCTGTTATAACAATTACAGCAGTTACAAAGGGCACAGCTACTAATGAATATGTGGTTTCAAGTACAACGACGACAATAGCATCTACTGATGTGGATATGAGCGGTGCTACGGATAACAATGTAGTAGACCTGTCTACGCCTGATAGCGTTGTATCTGCAACGACATGGACACATATACGTGTACTTGAAAACGGAAATGATTATTATATATTTGTTGGAGGTATTTCAAAGGCCCATGTAAGTACTGCGAGCAGAACAGAAACTGAAGCTACTTATAATTCAACTGTATTTATAGGAGCAGTACATGATGGTACAAGTACAACTAAGCCGTTTAATGGATACTTAGACGAAGTAAGGCTGACTAATACAGCACTATCTACTACAGATTTTGACGTACCAGCTAGTGCATATACAACATCAACAGCTGATGTTAATATAAGGGTTGGTGGTATATTACCTGTATCTGGTTTTGACTTTACAATATCAAATGCTAATACGTCCACGGGGACGTTAAGTGTTTATTATTGGAGTTCTACTAATGAGTGGACAGCGGTTACTAACCTTACTGATAATACTGCTTCTGGCGGTATTCCTCTGGCCCAAACAGGAACCATTACATTTGACTCAACAGAAGATGTTGCCAGGCAGAAGATAGTAGATGGTGTCTTAGGGTACTGGTTTAAGATGGAAATTACAGATGCTGATGCTGCTACTGCAATTTCCAGTGTAACAGTAATTGAGCCATTTCAGAAGTTAAGAGATTTTTGGGACGGAGATTTTAGGCCAGCTTTTTCAACCCAGTTATATGAAGATGGTATATATAAGGACAACACAACAAATGTTGTTATGGATTCATATACATATGACGACACCACGGGTGGGGATGAATCTTCTTATGTGATTATGGATAGCCTTGCATCTACTGAGTTTATATTAAGCGGCTTTATAGAAAGGCAACAAGGTCTTCATTGTAAGTTAATACCTAGCCATACTAATGCTACTGCAAGTACGGTTATTACGGTTTCGTATTGGAACGGAGCAAGTTGGGTATCAGTTGGGACTGTTAATGACGGTACGTCTTCTGATTCTAAGTCGTTTGCTAAATCAGGATATATAACCTGGAATCCAGTTGCTGAAAATACAGAGTTTAAAAAGGAAGTAAACAAGGAAGATCCATTGTATTATTATAAACTATCATGGAGTCAGGCTTTTAGCGGAGATGTTTTACTTCATTTTCTGGCAGGTATTCCAGTACAGAAGCCTATTGGTAATTACACCTTCCCTTTGTATGCACAAGGAAGGACATTCCTTTTTGGTGACCAGGCAGACAGGAAGAACTCTTGTATTGCCTCTGCGGTAGGGACTCTTAACAGTTTTGCTGGCATAGGTTCTGGAGACGGACTTACCTTTGGAGATGATACTGCGGTTGTGGCAGCGGCTGAGATATATATTAACCTTAATGTTGGTGCAACGAGCAATGTGTTAGTGGCAAAGGCTGGCTCTGTATATGTATTATCTGGCTCAAGCCCAGATACATGGATTATTACACAGGTAGACAATAGTATTGGGTGTTCTGCTCCATATACACTTAAGGCAAGTCCTATTGGGTTAGAGTATTCACCCTTACAATCACAACAGGTTATTATATGGCAGTCAGCAAACTCTATAATGATGTATAATGCAGAATCTGTATATCCTATTTCTGATTCTATTAGTAATTATTTTGACCAGACAAAGTCGGAATCTATAAACCTTAGTAAGGTGGCAGATAGTTATGGTTTCTGGGATAATACAAATGGTGGATATGAATATCATTGGTTATTTGCGTCAGGTTCTTCTGTTACACTTGACAAAGAATTAGTATTTGATTTAAGAAGGCAGAAGTGGTTTGAGATTGACAGGGGCAGTGGTAATAGGTTGCAGTGTGGTCTTGACGTGTCTGATACAAATGGTGCTCATTATAGTTATGGTGCAACTAATTCTGGATATATACAGAGACTGGAAAACGGAACTGCATTTACAGGAGACGGTAGTTCTGTAGCATATGAATTTGAGCTTGGAGACTTACCTGTTGGTGGTTCTTTAGGCATAGAAACAATACTTAGGTATATCAGGTTGATTATGGTTGCCAAGGGCACAACCTCTAGTACGGTTACGGTAACTCATTACGGTGATATGAACCAGACAGGAAAGACTATTACTCTCTCTCCGTCTAAATCAGGGTATGACGTAGCGATGCCAGCTCGTGGTGTGTCTGGGTCTATATGGGGAAGTCATGTATTCCATAGGCTAAAGTTTACAATTAGTACCAATGATGAAACGATAGGATTTGAACCGCTTTGGATTAGTGGGCTTTATGAATTAAGTAGGCTAAGATTAAAAGATTAAGGAGGGAATAAAATGCCAGGATTATTAGATGAATCAGGGACAATTACATCAGGTGGATTAAGTGATACAGCGCTGAGAAGACTTCAAGATTGGGCCGATGTTAAGGGGTTTGCCACTCAGAACAAGAACTATGGACAGTCGGCTCGTAATGAAAGATTTAAAGCACTTGCAGAATCAGCAGCTAAAGAAAAAACGAATAGACTTTTAAATGTCAAAAGAATCAACCTCGAAAAACAAAGAACCGAAGAAGCTTCTGCTCAGTTTAAAGCAGCGCAGGCACAACAACAATCTCAGTTTGCGGAAACTATGGCAATGGAACGCAAGAACC